TTCTTCTCCTTTAACTTAGCTTCAATGGCACGAGCAAAATCAATCGCATCAGGTGCAAAACCCGCCCAAGTATACGATATGTCATCATCACTCAAACTCTGCCACTCANGGCTTGGTGGTGTGGTGTAAAAAGCTGTGCCATTAGGCAAGTCCTCATATCCTAGCTTAAGCACCATTCCATTATCTTGCTTAACTATCATTGGCTCTTGAGTTGGTTGCTCTTTATAGTCAGCAAGATGTGCATCATAACCGTGAGTAAAACTATCTTCGTATGTCATGCTATGTTCTTGTGCTGGCTGTTCTAATGCTTCTTTACAGGCTTGGATTGCTTTATTGTCCGCACATTCTTCAGGAGTATGTCCGTAAGCGTGGTCAATCCACCCTTCAATTTCAGCAATCGCCATCTTTAGTGCTTCGTCTTTAGTAGTCATCTGGTACCTCTAGTTTAAATTTACCTATATATTGATGTGTTCTTGCATCCATTCCTGATAATTCATTTAAAGAACAATAAAAATCAAATTTATTTAATGAGCCTTTGTTATATACATACAAATACTGTGGTTTTTTAGGTTGTGGTTTAATGCGAAAATTAGCATCATTGTCATGAAAATTAGGGTAATCAGTTTCATACCAAATACCTGCTTTTAAAGCTTCAATCTCAGCCCCATCAGCCCACGCTTTTATTTCTTTGTGCCATTTATGTTTCATTTTTGTTCCTTTCTTGATACATTTCTTTTTTTATAGCTTGGTGGCAAGGTGTACAGTAACTGGTTAATCTTTCATCAATTGCTGTGCGGTGTCTAGGTCGTGATTCACATCTAGGGCAGACTGGATCTCTAGCCCTAAGTTCTTCTCTAGTTTTAATGCTTAAATACTGATTAACTAAACTTGATAACATAATTAATCCTAAAAAAAGGCTACTCGCTGCACCTTACGGCATCCGCTTTCACCATAACTGTTGTTTAGGCTGTTTCAGTTCAGCCTAATTAAAAGGAATGTCACTATCTATATCTTCTACAGGTGTACTCATAGAAGCTGTTTTAAGCGTCTTAGGCACGTTATATTCATTAGATGGTGTGCTTGTATCAGCTTTGCTTCCTAACAGCGTTAAATCGCTTACACGTACTTCCAATGAAAACTTCTCATTACCATTCTTATCTTTATAAGGTCGGTTAGTTAGTTCACCTACAATACCAACCTTAGTACCCTTTAAAAGCATAGGTGCAAGTGTTTCGGCACGTTTACCCCAAACATTACAATTAAGCCAGGTAGTAACTTGTTTATCCCCAAATCCACTATTCAATGCAAATGAAAATGAGCAAATTGCATCTTGGTTAGGCGTAAAGCGCAATTCTGCATCACGAGAAATATTGCCGATTGCTGATAATGAATTCATTTTGTTTCCTTTTTAATGTAATTAATTGCTAGTAAGTATTTATTACCCATTTCTTTTTTAATTTTAGCTATCTTTTTTTCTCTAATCTCCACCAGTTTAGATGGTGGGGCTGACAGTCCGTATAAGCTATGTATTAACATAATTAACCTTTCAATGATTCTGCATGGCGTTTAAGTGCTGATCGTTGTTTGCTATCAAGTCTTGACCATAATGCTAGTTTTTCATCATTGTCTAAGCTACTGGCTAACCTGTGAGCTTCGGTCATATCTTCATCATTGATAGCTGCTGTAATCTCCATAGCTATGTTAAGAATGAACTCTTGTTCTTCAGCTGGTAATGTGTCAAAGCTAGGCATTACTAATTCCATAGCAGGTTTAAGTGCAGCTTTAGCACGACCTTCTGGTGCTTCTTTACCATTAGTTGCATCAAGGGCATCATGTTCTACTATTTCCATAGCTGTTACCCACAAGTATCTGCGCTGATATGTTTCTACCGCACCAATATTTTGAACTTCATGGCAACCTTTAAGCGCAGCACTACCCATAGGGCTTGTAATAACGACCTGTGAGCCATCTTCTATGTCGGCTATGGTCAATGTAGCCAACTCAGCAGTAAAACTCACTACACCGCATAAACCGACTGCATCAAAGATTGTATTAATTGCTGGTAAGAAGTCACCAAGCTCAAAATATTTGTACCCTGCAAATTTGTTATGGCCAGACTTGCTTAAATCCCATTTTTGTAAGGTCATACGTGCTGCATTTAATTTTTTATATACATTCATTACATATCTCCTTCATCACGCATTAATTGCGTAAGTTTACATAAACCATCTGCTTGTTCATTAGTTATTACTTTATGTTCAACGGCTTTATCAAGTAATGCTGCATAACTACAGCTAGTTTCTTTATGTGATTTATACCAGCCGTCTTTATAACCTCTAATATATTCTTGGCACATAGCATCAATAAATTTTTCTTTTGCTGTTTGAATCATAGTTCTATCTCCATATCTGGCGGTAAATCATTCTCACGTAAAAAATCTTCTATACCATCTTCTTCAGCTTGTAATAATTGATCGCCATTGCCTATCGTGTAATTGTTGTAAAGGAATTCTCTAAACTTGTCAGCTATCTCAATCTTGTATGCTTTTTGTTCTGCCTGGTACATTGACAACTGGTCATTAAACGCAGCATCATTTTCCTCACGCTGTTCATCACTCATACTGTTTAATTCGCCTTCTTCATCTAATCTCATTTAGATTCTCCTAACTCTAATGTATCCATAAAAGCGTTTATACGATTCAATTCAACTTGCAAACTCCACAACTCATATTCTTCTTGATTGATCTGTGCATCTTCTTCATTTTGAAAGTCATCTGGTATGTAAAAATCATTGCTCAAAATATATCTCCCCATAATTTGATTTTATAAATTCTTGATATGCAATTTTTGCTTTTTCAATACATTTAAATGATCCAATTTCAGTAACTTTTAAATTAAACATACATCTAACACGCCAATTATTGTTTTGTGGATTCCAAAATACTCCTTTAACACCGCTAGTATTTCTTTTACTTATTCCAACATTTCTATTATTTTCAATTCTAGTAACATTGCGTAAATTGCACCATCTATTGTCATTTCTAACTCTATTTATGTGATCAATTATTTCTGGCATTTCACCTAACATATATAACCATGCTAATCTATGGGCCATATATGGGTGTTTATTAATTGCAATTTGTAAATAACCTCTAGCTAACAAACCGCCAATAACTTCACCTTCTTTTGTTTTGCGAGTAGATATTTTTCTAGTAAAAATTCCAGTTTCAGAATCATAATTAATTTGACGTTTTAATTCTTCTTGAGTTAATAAATTAGCCATGTTATTTACTCCAAGCATCAGTTAAAACGATTGCGGTAACTACACCGAAAAAGAAAGTAATGATTAGTAGTTCCATGATTAAGCCTCTAAAGATTCTTTAACAAGCCAAGCAGCTTGTCTGTTAGTGTCTTGAAATTTCTCAGCCCATTTAGCTACACGAGTAATTTCAGCATCATATAAATCTTTAATGCGACCTAGTTTGTCATCTTCTACATCAAATAGGATTCTGTGGACTTCATCAGATAACAGCTCTGTTTCGTCTATGTAGTCTGAAAGTCTAAGCACATTGAAAGTTAAGAATTGTTCAACAACTTCTTGAAGATCTTTTGGATTGTTTTCTTCAGGCCAGTCTGGATCGTTGATATTGCCTGTAAGTGGGAATGTAGTCATTTTAAATCTCCTGTTATTAAGTTAATTGCTGTCCGACAACTGAATATTAAACCTATTTAAACTTAATGCAAGCATTATTTTAAATAATTTACATTTATTTTAATTTAATTTATAATGGCAACAAAGGAGAACGACATGGAAACAAACTTACAATACGTACAACGCAGGTTATCAGAGCCATCAGTTAATATAGCTGGCCTTAGTAAAGAGTTAGGGATCAGTAGATTTATATTAGATAAGCTGGCACATGGTGGTGATGTCAGGTTTAGCCTAGTGGAAACTATTTATAAACACTTTAAGAATAATGCAGAATAAACGCTTGCAATTAACTAAATAATCAATTACATTAGCTACATTCATGTATGCGCATGACTAACTAGAGGCTCTAGGCTTCTGTTCTTTAGGGTTAAAATCCCACTTGCGCATACAAGGAAGAACAGAGACCTAGAGCTTTTTGCGTTTCTGTTCTACGCTGTATGTTGTCGGGTAACGGCAGGGCATACAGCTAGTATTCCGTACTGTGGGTAGCAATTTAAATACGGATATGGGCAGCGAAGTTAGCACCCTAATTGTGAAAGGCTGACGTGTCATATTGGCTCCAGTAAGCGATATGTAAAGGCATACATCTTAGGATAGCTATGTCTTTTCACCTGTAAGTGATATTAATAACTACAAGGGTTTTAAAGGTTTAAGGGTTTAAGAGTTATTGTTAATAAGAACTTAACTGGTGCAGTCAAAGGATTAAATGAACTGGGTTAAATTAGATAACTACTGTATTAAATGTGGAGAGTTCTTAATAGCTAAATACATAACTCCTAATGGTGAGAGGTTTGGATTAAGCCACCATAACAAATCATTTGGTTACTTTGACACAGCACTTAAAGCTAAAGCCAAAGCATTAGAAATAAACAATGCTAAATAAACAGTTTAATACTGAGTTACATGAGCATTATGATGAGATTGGTAGATTAAGAGCTTATAAGTTATTTAAACAGCTCTATGGGATTGAGTTAATAGATAACCCTGATGAGTACGCAGTTGATTTAATAGCGATAAAGAATAATAAGATTGTAGGTTATGTTGAAGTAGAAGTTAGAGAGGCATGGGATGGTGTGTTTTTATATGACACATTAAACATACCCAGTAGAAAGAAAAAATTACTTACAAATAACTTACCTACGGCTTTAGTAGCGTTTAATAAACAAGGTTCATTTTGTTTTATATGTAAAGACACAGTAGTTCTAGCTTCACCATTGATAGAGGTAAAGAATAAATACATACCTAATGGTGAGTTTTTTTATAAAGTACCTGTGGATAAAATAAGGCTAATCACATTATGATAAATAACTTTTACCTAAGCCCTGCTAACTTACCTAATTTAATTAAAAAGTTAAGCGAGCTAGACCTTTCATTGGGTTATGTAGTGTCTGCCAAGCTAAGAAAGATAAATCGTACTGGCCAACAAAATGACTTTTATTGGAAGTTTATAGATGAGTTTGGTAAACACTTTGGCTACGATAAAGACTTTACTCACGATCTACTAAGGTTTAAATACTTATATAAAATTGTAGATTTTGATGGTGTAGAGGCTAAACAGTTACTTTCAACTACTAAGCTAACTACAAAACAAATGGGTGAGTACCTAGATAACTGTATGCGTTACGCAGCCGAGAATGGGTTTTACTTTGATGATAATTAAAAATATTAAAACTAAGTTATGCAGAGTATGTCGTGTAAAATACACACCTTGTAGACCTTTACAGTCTGTATGCTCTGCTGAATGTGCTTATAAATACTCCAAAACGATCAGGGTGAAGGCAGAACGCAAGGAAACTAAAGAGCTGAAGGTCAAGCTCAAGACAAAAGCCGAGTGGCTTAAAGAAGCTCAGGCGATATTTAACCAATTTATACGATTAAGAGATAAAGATGCCCCATGTATTTCATGCCAGCGATTTCATACCGGTCAATACCATGCAGGGCATTATAAAACCACAGGTTCACACCCAGAGTTACGGTTTAACGAATTTAACGTACATAAACAATGCGCTCCTTGCAACAATCATCTCTCAGGCAACATCATCAACTACAGGCTCAATTTGGTTAAAAAGATTGGACTTGATGAAGTAGAATGGTTAGAAGGTAATCACACACCTAGTAAATATTCTATTGATGATATAAAAGCATTAAAAGTATTATATAAGCAAAAAATTAAAGCACTTGACACAAATCATAGTTAAACTACAATCTAAGAACTGCATTTTGCAGACTTTTTAGCTAAAAGGATTAAAGATGGCAAACCCAAACAGTACTGCTGGTATTCCAGCAAAAGGCGTAGTAGTTCCTAAAGGTGCAAGCAAGGCAGATATGTCAGGCGAGCGTAAAGGTAAAATTGTTGGTGGTGTAGCAGAAGGTAAAGAAGATGCTATTGGTGCAGATCATCAATTTAATACTGGTAAAACTGCTGGAACTTGTTATGCTCACTCACGTACAGCATACGCAAAAGAAGATAAATCAGAGAAATAGTAATACGAGAACACTACAAGGCTTAAACTTGTAGGCTCTCTAACCACTACATTTAATCGGAGAAAACGAGTGGCTGAACAGAATCATACAAACAACTGCAATTCTTGTAAATTTTTTTCTTTTGGGGATCAAATGGGCAGTTGTAAACGCTATCCTGAAACTAAGAATAAATCACCTAACGACTGGTGCGGTGAGTATGTGTTGAAAAACATCATGTACGAATCAATCATTAACCAATTAGTAGTTAATTTTGGTGAAACTGAGCCAACACCTAAAAAGCGTGGAAGGCCTGCCAAATGCAAATAAAACCCATGCACGACAAAATCGTGGTCAAGCCTGATGTAAGAGAACTATCTAGCGTTATCTATGTTGATAATAAAGAAGTAGAAAACATGGGCTTAGTAGTAGCAGTAGGACCAGGTAAGAAACTTCCTAATGGTCGCAGAGAAGCTATGCCAATTGAAGTAGGTGCAAGAATCAGATTTGGCACTATGAATGATGATAAAGGCGAAGAATATTTAAAATACTTTCCTTACACCGAAGATGGTGTTAAGTATCTAGTAATGAGCTGGCAGGACGTGTGCTTTATAAACGAATAGGAGTTAATCATGCCTTTAAAGAAATCTAAAAGTGATAAAGCGTTTAAATCTAATATCAAGACTGAGATAGCAGCAGGCAAGCCAACTAAACAGGCAGTCGCTATTGCATACTCAGTAAAGAAAGAATCAACTAAGAAAGGTAAAAAATAATGGCTATTCATTTAGAGTTAGAAATTGCAGAAGTAGAAGCTGTACTAAAGAATCTATCAGGTGTTGCGTATGCTGAAGTAGCTCAATTAATTGCTAAGATACATACACAAGCATTACCACAAGCACAAGCTCAACAACCAGTAGCTGATGCAATAGTAGAAGCTGAACCTGTAGATGAAGTTACAGAAGAATAAGTAATACTTATCAATATGTCAGATACGATACAAAACGATAATGCAAACAAAGACATAAAGTCTGATATAGATCAATCACGTTCTGAGAAGATGCAAGGCAATCAAAACAGTAAGAAAGGCAGACTATTTCACGATCAATTACGCAAAGTGCTTATACAAGATGATGCGTTAAAGCTAAGACTAATTGCTACTAAGTTAGTTGAAGCAGCAGAAGATGGCGAAGCATGGGCAGTAAGAGAAGTCATTGATCGTATAGACGGCAAAGCTATTCAAGCTACTGAGATTAGTGGTCCAGAAGGTGCAGAGCTTGTTAAAGGCATTGGTATTATATTTGTAGATGGTCATGCAAATAACGAGGGATAATAACGGCATTGTCTGGCCACAGTTTCCATCTAAGTTAAAGTGTCTGTTTGAACCTAAGAAAAGCAGATACAGAGTTTTATATGGTGGTCGTGGTGCAGGTAAATCTCACTCAGTAGCACGAGCTTTACTGTGTATGGGTATTAGAGATACATTACGCATACTTTGTTGTCGTGAGTTTATGACTTCAATGAAAGATTCTGTACACAAGTTGTTAGTAGATCAAATCTATGACATGGGCATTGAGGCTCATTACGAGATAACGCAATCATCTATACGTGGCTTGAATGGTACTGAGTTTATCTTTGCAGGTATCAAGAATAATATTAACGGCCTTAAATCCATAGAGGGAATAGATTATTGTTGGGTAGAAGAGGCAAATAACGTTACTCAAACTAGCTTTGATGTACTTATACCTACAATCCGTAAGAATGACAGCGAGATATGGATAACATTTAATCCTGAGTTACCTTCTGACTATACATACAAACGCTTTGTCATTGACCCACCTACTAATGCAGTAGTACAAAAAGTAAATTGGAATGACAATCCTTGGTTCCCCGAAGTATTAGACTTAGAAAGACAATCATTACGCACTAGGGATTTTGAAGCATATCAAAACGTGTGGGAAGGCTTTACACGAAGCACGATTGATGGAGCTGTATTTTCTAAAGAGATGCAACGAGCCGAACAAGATAATCGTATATGTAATGTGCCTTATGATGCAGTCAAGCCGGTTATTGCTGTGTTTGATATTGGTTGGGCTGATAGTACAGCTATTTGGTTTGTACAGTTCATAGGTATGGAAACAAGACTAATACGTTATTACGAAACTAATCAGACTACTATCAGCGAGATACTAGCTAAGATGCAGACCTTTGGTTATGTATATGACACACTCTATCTACCGCATGATGCTCAAAATCGCACTATCTCATCTAATGGTCGTAGCTTAGAAGAAATAGTTAGAGCAAGCGGTTATAATGTTAGAATTATTGAACGTACACCTATTAGTGATTCTATCAATGCTGCAAGAACTATATTTAGTTCATGTTACTTTGATAAAACACACACAGTTGCTGGCTTAGACTGTTTACGTCATTACAGATATGATGTTGATCCTGATACTAAGATGTTTAGTAAGAATCCATTACAAGACCAATACAGCCACGGAGCAGATGCTTTTAGGTATATTGGCTTAATGATACAAGAGAAGAAAGTTGTCAAGCGTACACAAGTGAATTATGAAGTATCATCATGGATGAGTTAGAATAAACAAAACCCTACTTATTATTCAGATAAATAGGGTTTCTATCAATTAACTAATGGGGTAGATAAATGAATAAAGATATTTTACACGAATTATTTGAATATAGAGATGGTAAGTTATATAACAAATATACTAGAAGCCATAAATCTTTAATTAATGAAGAAGCTGGTAGCATAACTAGCTATGGTTATAGAAGCGTAATGTTTAATAATAAGAATATTAAAACACATAGAATTATATATATGATGTTTAATGACACATTACCAAAAGAAATAGATCATATAGATGGAAATAGATTAAATAATAATATTGATAATCTTAGAGCAGTAACAAGTTGTCAAAACAAATGTAATGCTAAATTAAGAGCTGATAGTAAATCAGGAATTAAAGGCATAAGTTGGAGTAAAACAAATAAGAAATGGCACGCTTATTTGAATATAAACAACAAAAGAAAAAATATAGGTTTTTTTAAAGATATATTTGAAGCTGAAAAACAAGTAATATATTACAGACAGCTTTATCATGGCGAATTTGCCAACAATGGGTAAGGGTTTATATGGCTATAAATGATGATGGTAATGGTGGCATTTACTCAAACGAGTATGCAGATGAAGATAATACTGGCATCATTGATGAAGCCAAAGAATATTTACGTTTCTGCTCTGATGCTGATTCAAACAATAGAGTAGAGGCTTTAGACGATCTAAAGTTTGCTGGTGGCGATCAATGGCCAGTAGAAATACAAAACTCACGTTTACTTGAATCACGCCCTTATCTTACTATCAATAAGATTGATGCCTATTGCCGTCAGATAGAGAACCAACAAAGACAACAACGCCCTCGCATGAAAGCGCATGGCATGAATGATGAATCAGACGAAAAGATTGCTGACATCATTACAGGTATATGCCGACACATTGAAAATCAATCTGATGCTGATGCTGCTTACGATAACGCTTTTTCTTTTGCTGTTCGTATGGGTTGGGGATATTGGCGAGTAATACATGACTTCCCTAGTCCTGATAGCTTTGACCAAGAAATCTACATTAAGCGTATTGAAAACGCTTTTATGGTTTACTTTGACCCTAACTCTAATGAGCCTGATGGTTCTGATGCTGAGAAGTGTCTAGTTACTGAAGTAATTAGTAAAGAATCATTCCGTAAAATGTACCCTGGTGCTGATGATGGTGGTGGCTTTACCCCTCGTGGTACTGGTGATAGTCAATCAGAATGGGTTACTAAAGAAAATATACGTATTGCTGAGTATTTTTATACTGAATATACTAAAAGCAAACTATTATTGTTATCAGACGGCACAACTTGTTACAAAGATGAGAAGCCTAAAGAAACTATCTTACAAGATGCAGGTATCTATGTAGTTTCAGAACGTGAAACAGTTAAAAAGCAAATTAAATGGGTCAAGCTAACAGGTATGCAAATACTTGAACAACAAGATTGGCCAGGTAAGTTTATTCCTATTGTGCCTGTATATGGACAACAGTTAATCGTAGATAGTAAGAAGAAACGCTTTGGCTTAACACGTATGGCTAAAGACCCACAACGTATGTATAACTTCTGGTCAACAGCTCTGACTGAATCAGTCGCACTAGCACCTAAAGCTAAATACTTACTTGCAGAGGGTCAAGATGAAGGCCACGAGATGGAGTGGAATTTAGCTAACGTAAAATCTATGCCTGTCTTACGCTATAAACAAACTGATTCTGAAGGCAGAATGGCACCAGTTCCTACAAGGATTCAACCAGAACCACCACCAGCAGGCATGGTAACGGCTCTACAAGGTTTAAATTCTGATTTAATGGCAGTAATAGGGATATATGACCCTAGTCAGCTACCGAACGGCAATCAATCAGGCAAAGCTCTGAATGGTATGCAACAACAGACTGACATGACTAACTTTCACTACTATGACAATTTGACTAGATCAATTCGTCAAACAGGTAGAATCATCTTAGATTTAATACCACACATTTACGATAAACAACGCATTATGCGTATTATTGGTGCTGATGGTAAAGGCGAGCTTGTTACAATTAATGAGCAAGGTCAAGATGAGCAAGGTGTTGATAAGGTATTAAATGATGTAACAGTAGGTCAATACGATATTGTGATGGAAACTGGCCCAGGCTACTCATCTAAGCGCCAAGAAGCTGTTGATAGCATGATGAGTTTATTACAAGCTGATCCTGGTCTAATGCAACAAGCAGGTGATTTAATATTCCGTAACATGGACTTCCCTGGTGCTGATATTGTTGCAGACAGACTTGCGGCAGCTAACCCATTAGCGCAAATAGATGAGAAGTCTAATATCCCACCACAAGTACAAATGCAATTAGCGCAATCACAACAAACTATTCAACAGTTACAACAACAGATTCAACAGATGACTATGGATATTCAGTATGGTGCTAGTGTTAAAGAGCAACAAGATAAAGCTATGCTACAGAAAACACAGATGGAAATTGCTGCTAGAGTACACGATACACAAATGCGTACAGATACTACAGCGCACGATACAATTATTAAAACAGAAACACAGAAAGAAATTGAAACAATGAAAGCACAACTAGCCCTCTTACTTGCACAGATAGACGTAAGAGGTTTACATGAAGCAGAAGCCGAAGCAGTAGAGAGGGGTATTTAAAATGGCTAGAGAAATAGTTACATCTGAAAACCGTAAAGAATATATGGAGAAAAAATTAGGAACTCCTATGTCGGAACGTGAAGCACCTGTTCATATGGGTAATTGGATGAAAAAGTATAAAGAAAATGAAGATAAAAACTTTCATACTGAAAATGTAGTTAGAGTAGCTAATCTAGCTGGTCATGTTCCTCATCACGAAGAAGCATTAGGTATTTTAAAAAGACATAATGAATCTGACACAGGAATATCTCAAAAAGATTATAAAAGACGTAATGAAATTGATAAAGAACTTTATCCACACGTAGAAGCTATGCACAAAGAATGGTTAAAATCTAACAAATAACTAAACATAACTAATCGGAGAATATTATGGCAGTCGTAACTAGCAGTAATATAGCAGAATGGAAAGCAAACGAGATGGCAAGACGTAATGGTCAGCCAGCACCTAAGAAAGCTAACCCTTATGCTGATTTAAGCCGTGATGAGTTAAAAGCTCATAAAGCACAGATTAAAGAAGTATTAAAAGAAACAAAGGCACCTAAAGCACCAAAAGAATAATTGACACACAATTTTAAATAGTTTATATAGTAATTTCATAGGAGCTTGAGCAATCATGGCCGAGAAAGAAGCAAGTAATGTAGTAACAAGTGAAACAGCGCACACCTTTTATGCAGAAAGATTAGGTTTAGCTGATGAGCCAATAGATGTTGAGTTTGAAACTGTAAAGAAAGAATCAGACAAAACTAAAGGCAACAAGCAGAGTGAACCCGAAGCAGAGGCAGAAGCTAATACGGAACAGACTACTGAAAAGCGGTCAGAAAAGCTAAATAAAAGATTTGATAAAGTAACGCAACGAGCTAAAGAAGCAGAAGCTCGTAATGTTGAATTAAAGAATCGTCTTAAAGAGTATGAAGCAAAGGCAACACCACAACAAGAACCTGTAAAGGCCACTATTGAGGGTAAGCCACAAGCAAGCCAGTTTAATGATGCTTTTGAATATGCAGAAGCTTTAGCTGAGTGGAGTGCTGAAAATGCTTTAAAGCAAAGAGATGCAGAAGAAGTACAGCGTAAAGCTAGGAAAGCTCAGGATAAGGTTTTAAATAACTGGAATGAGAAGATTGCTAAAGCTAAGACTTCAATGCCTGATTTTGACAGAATGGTGCAATCAAGTACAACAGTCGTAAGTGACGAAATACGAGATAGCATTTTAGAAAGTGATGTAGGCCCTCAACTCCTATACTTTCTAGCTTCAGATGAAAACTTTGCTAAGAAACTAACTGAAATGCCGTTAGTTAAAGCTCTAAGAGAAATAGGCCGACTGGAAGCACGTTTTGAGCAAGAGGATAAACCGAAAGCCAAAGCTAACAAAGAATCTGTTTCAAGAAGTACAGCACCTAGTCCTATTAGACCGCTTACAGGTGGCAAGATTGGTAATGATGTTTTGATTGACACCAATGGTGAATTTCAAGGTTCTTATGCCCAATGGAAAGCCGCACGGCAAGCTAATAAGATTAGATAAAACCTAATTTTTTTGGAGAAATAATCATGGCTAATACCTTATTAACCATCTCAAAAATCACTAACGAAGCGTTAATGGTTTTAGAGAATGAACTAACATTTACATCAGAAGTAGATCGTAACTATGATGACCAGTTTGCAGTAGTTGGTGCTAAAATTGGCGCAACAGTAAACGTACGTAGACCAGGTCGTTTTATTGGTACTACTGGTCCAGCTTTAAACGTAGAAGATTTAAACGAAACTTCAGTACCTGTAACACTTTCTACACAGTTCCACGTAGATACACAATTTACAACACAAGACTTAGCTCTTTCACTAGATATGTTCTCTGATCGTATCTTGAAACCAGCAGTCGCAGCTATTGCCAATAAGATTGACTATGACGGCACAACAACTGCTGCATTAAACACAGCAAACATTGTTGGTACAGCAGGTACACCACCTACTGGTCTATTTACATACTTATCAGCTCAAGCGTATCTTGATTCTGAAGGCGCACCACGTGATGGCCGTCGCTCATGTATCGTAGAGCCATTTACTTCAGCTACTATTGTTGATAGCTTAAAAGGTCTATTTGTACCTACTGCTGAAATTTCAGCTCAGTACACTAAAGGCTTAATGGGTCGTGATTCAGGTGGTATGAACTGGAAGCTAGATCAAAATATTGTATCTCAAACTTTTGGTAACTTCTCATCATCTACAGTAACAGCTTCAGTAGCTACTACAACTGCAACTGGCTTCTTAACTTCAGGTTGGGCTTCTTCATCTACTATTACATTGACTGCTGCTAATACTGGTACAATCAATCTAAATGCTGGTGATACATTCCAAATTGCTGGTGTTTATGCAGTCAATCCGCAAAATCGTCAAGCATACGGCACTAACAAATTACGTTCATTCGTAGTTAAATCTGCTGTATCAGTAGCTTCAGGTTCTAGCGTTTCAGTAATTGTTTCACCTGCTGTTATCTCTGGTGGTCAATTCCAAAACGTTTCAATCCCTGCACCTGCTGCTTCTGCTGCTGTTTCATTCTTTGCTTCACAATACAATGCAAGTGGTAGCGGTATCGTTTCACCACAAAACATTGTGATGCACCGTAATGCTTTCACAATCGCTATGGCTGACTTAGAGCTTCCAGAGGGTGTACACTTTGCTGGTCGTGCTTCTGATAAAGAAATCGGTTTATCAATGCGTGTAGTTCGTCAATACACCATTAATAACGATTCTATCCCTACTCGTGTTGATGTCTTATACGGCTGGGCACCTCTTTACCCAGAACTAGCTTGCCGTGTTGCAGCTTAATTTAACGATTAAAGGAAAATATCATGGCTAATCCAGGACCAGCAGTAACCACCTCGGCTCACCCAAGTAATGTAACAACTAATCAGACACAACGATTATTGGGTGTACTTAAAGGTGTAAACGTAAATGCAGCATCAGGAAGTTTCTTCCCTTTGCCTATTATTAACTCTACAACTTACCAACCTAACTTATTAGTAGTTACTAACTCTAATAACGCAGGTGCAGCTACAGGTACTTTAACTAGTTTAGTTTTAGGTATTACTACAACAGGTAACGGTACACCAACTTCATTGTTTGGTGCTATTACTGCTTCACAGTTAGCTACAGTTCTTGGTGTAAGCCAAGTGGCAGCTTCTGCGGTAGTAACGTCTTATAACCAACAAGCGTTATTTGTCAATATTGCAACTACTACTGCGGTAGTAGGTACTGTTGATGTTTACGTGTACGGTTACGACTTTAGTTAATACTAAGTAATGCAAAGAAAAAAGACATACTCAAAAGGTGTGTCTTTTTTTATTTAATCATCTATAATTGACGTACCTTATTAAAGGAAATTATCATGCCATCTACCACTATTGCTCGTGGAAATGCTATTAGCACTTTCTATATTGCACCATCTTTAACACCTGTTTCTGTATTGACTGTTGTTAGCCCTGCTCAAACATTTAACATACCTGGTTTATTAACTACTGACATTATTAATGTTATCGGTTTAAATGGTACTCAAGTATCAGGTATTATTATTGCTGAAGCTGATTGTTTAACTAATGGTGTACTAACCATTCAATTTGGTAATATCACAGCAGGTACACTTACTCCTACTGCTGGTGTATATACAATTCAAATTGTACGTGCAGAAGGCGCTTTGCCTGTAACTGCTGTATAAGGGGAATAATCATGGCTTATAACTCAGCTTTTTCACCTTTTGGTCCTACGTATTTAGTAGGGAGTTTGGCTGCTGTTCAAGTGAAATCATCTAATAACGTGTACCCTACTGGTTATCGTTTTGTTAATATCACTTCAAGTTTAATCAGAGTATCTTGGCAACCTCAAGAGCCTTTTGATGCAACTTCTACACCTGTAGTTACAGCCCCTGCTTTAACAGTTCCGTCAGCTAATACAATTGCTATTCCTGCAAATGGTGTAGCTGTATTAGCTAGTATTCCACCTAATGCTTGGTTTTTATCTAGTGCAGCTTCTAGTGTAGAGATCACGCCAGGAGAAGGACTAAACTAATGGCTAATACTAATCAAGTAGCTTCAACAGTAACAACGCAAATTGTACCTGTACAAGGCTTGTTTAATGGCGGTGGTGCTTGTACTGCTTTTGTAGGCCCAGGTGGCGTATTATTTTATGCACCTACTACAACATCAACTACAAACATTTACGCAACTAATCAGCTTGGTTATTCTACAACTGCTTTTTCATCAACAACACAAACAGGCAACAAAGCTTCTACAGTAGTAAGTAATACTTCAGCAGGGCAAATTACAATGAGTAGCGCACAACTAGCACCTAACGCTAGTGTTGCATTTACTGTAACTTGTGCTTCTTGTACTCAGTATGATACTGTAATGGTTAGTATTGCTTCAAGTGGCACTTTATATGCTTACTTAATTGGTGTTGTAGCAGTAGCGAATGGTTCTTTTGCATTAAATCTTAAAAATGTATCTAATAACGCATATAGCGAAGCATTAGTTGTTAATTATGCTATTTTACACATAGCTTAAAGGAATATTATGGCTGCCCCTAGCTCAACAATAGATCAAAATCTACTACCAGTTCAAGCATACTTTGATGTACAAGGTAAATTTCAAACTTTTATTGGTCAAGGGCAGCCATTTTTTGCTACATTAAATCCTAGTCAATCAGGGTTAAATATTACAAATAGTACGATTAACAGTACTACTATTGGTGCTATTACACCTTCTAGTGCTGTATTTACTAGCATGGGTACAACTTCAGGTACAGTTACTACAATACCTGTTGGCAGTTACGATTTAGCGAATAAATTATATGTAGATACTGTTGCAGTAGGTATTAGTTGGAAAGCACCAGTAACGGCAGCCACTTTGACTAATATTACATTGTCAGGTACACAGACAGTAGATAGTGTTGTATTAGTTGCAGGTAATACAGTTTTAGTTAAAGATCAAACAGACAATACAAAGAATGGTATTTATCAAGTAAATGCAGGTGCTTGGACTTATGCAACTGGTTCAACAACATGGGCTTCTTATGTTAGCGCAATTGTATTTGTTGAATATGGTAGTCAAACTGGTAGTGCTTGGTATTGTTTAGCGCAACCAGGTGGTACTTTAGGTACTACAGCAATGCCGTGGAGCAACTTTAGTTCTTCTGCTTCTTATACAGCAGGCACAGGATTAACTTTAACAGGCTTTCAATTTAGTATTACACCTGTAGGCACAGCAGGTATTTATGGTTCTGCATCAAGCGTACCTGTATTAACAACTAATGCAAGTGGTCAAGTATCTAGTGTTACTAACACTTCTATTGCTATTGCAGGCTCACAAATTACTAGCGGTACAATAGGTTCAAGTTACTTAACAGGCTCATATACAGGAATTACAGGTGTAGGCACTTTAACAGCAGGTACATGGAACGCATCAACAATTGGTGTTGTCTACGGTGGTACTGGTGCTACAACGCTTACAGGCTACTTATTAGGTAATGGTACAGGTGCTGTTACAGCTTCAGCTACAATCCCTACTACTGCATTAAGTGGTACAGTTACTAATGCTCAGTTAGCCAATAGCACTATTTCAGGTGTAGCTTTAGGTAGTAACTTATTTAACTTAACAGCAGGTACAGCTATTACATTTAATAGTGGTACAACTTATAACGGCTCAACTGCTATTACAATTAATGCAACAGTACCTGCTCAAGTTTATCCTGGTGCTGGTATTGCAAATTCTAACGGTACAGCATGGGGTACATCATATACAACGACAGGTAGCGGTACTGTAGTAGCTTTAGCCACTAGCCCTGTATTTGTTACCCCTACTTTAGGTGCAGCTTCAGCAACTAGCGTTACATCTGGCACTTTAATAGCTAATGCTTCTACGACAGCATCATCAAGTGTAGGTGCAATTTCATACGGCACTTTAAGTTATGCAGATGTAAATCATATTGCTACTTATCAAACTTCTGTTAATAGTTATATACAAACAGAAATACAAAATACTAATGCAGGGGCTTCAGCTTCAGCAGATTATATTGTTGCTAATAACAATACGACTTCAACTACATACTATGGTGATTTTGGTATGAACAGTAGTGGCTGGGTAGGCTCTGGAGCATTTAATACTGCTAACATGGTATATCTGACTGCAACAACAGGTGATCTAGCCATAGGGACTACTACAGCTAATGCAGTTCACTTTGTAACTAATGGTAGTGCTTCAGATAATGCAACAATTAGTAGTGCAGGTGTATGGACTTTTGCTAATACGATTGTAGGTTCAGTTAATGGTAATGCTGCAACTGCTACAACAGCGACTACTGCAACTACAGCGACTAACGCAACTAATACAGCAATAACAGACGATACAACTACTGCGACTACTTGTTATCCTAACTGGACATCAAGTTCAAGTGGTAACTTGCCACAAAAAACTACATCTACTAGATTAACTTTTGTACCCTCTACAGGTATATTAACTGCTACAGGTTATGCAGCATCAACTGTAACTTCACCTATTGTAAAAAGTGCAACAACACTACAACTACAAACTAACGGTACTACAACCGCAATTACTATTGATGCTAGTCAGAATGTGGGGATTGGTACTGATACGCCTAGTAAAAAGTTTGAGGTGTATGCCTCTGCAAATAATTTGCAAATTGAATCAATCGTAAGAAACGACCAAGCTGGTTCAGGTGTAGCGGCTATTGGTTTCAATGTTTCGTCTAGTGCGTCATCCGAAACAACATCCACCAAAGCTGGTATTGGTCTTGTTCGTAGTAACTCCTACGGAGTTGGCTCACTTTGCTTTTATAACAATGCAACAACGTCTGTTGGTGATTTTACGACTGCTGACGAACGTATGCGTATTGCTTCTAGTGGTATTGTTACTATGTCTGCTTATGGTGCAGGGGCAGCTACATTTTCAGCAGCAGGGGTTATTAGCTCTGTTTCAGATGAAACTTGGAAAATAAAAGACGGGATTCCTAATAATCCAGATGCTATGCTTCAAAAATTAGAACCAGGATATTGGTTTTATAATGAAGAAAAAGCACCTATATTTGGTAAAGATAGACAATTAGGGTTTTATGCCCAAAATGTTAATCAAGCGATTGGTATAGAAGCAGCCCCTATACCTGAAACATATACTGAACTTGATGAAAATAATACTGAAGTTATTAAATATAAACCTTGGGGTTATTATGATAGATCAGTTTTAGCAGTTGTAGTTATGTCTTTACAAAAAGCATTAACTACAATTCAAGAACAACAATCCCTTATCACTACATTACAAACTCAAATCACAGCATTAAACGCAAAGGTAGGGATTTAATATGTATAGTGATGAAGTATATATATGGAATGAAGTTATTTTAAATTGGGTTAAAGTTTAATGACTACATATATATGGAAAATATTAGAAGTAACTTCAATTGATGAAGTGCTTACTCATGTAAGTTATCGTATAACAGCAAACGATACTATTAACTCTGTAATATCAGAAGGCAACTACTTCTTTAATGAAAAACAAATTAATATTCCATTCGCAGATTTAAAAGAATCAAACATTACTCAATGGATTGATAATGAAACTACAATTGATGGTATATCTAAGATAAAATCAAACTTAGACAATCAATTAGCTATATTAAATACTAGCAGTAAAAAAGATTTACCTTGGTTAGCTGACACTTATACAGTTACATTTTAAGGATTTATTATGACTATGCCAATTGACATTATCTCACGAGCATTAAAAGACATTGGTGCTTTAGAAGCTGGCGAAACTCCAACACCTGAAGCTACGCAAGATGCTTTTGATATGCTGAATGATTTAGTAGATCAATGGTCTAATGAAGATATGATGGTATATAACACGACTGAAATTATCTTCCCTGTAATTGCAGGTCAAACACAATACACAATTGGACCTACACCATCTACTGCTAACTTTATTGGTTCAGTCTTTACAGGTTCAATTACAGGTAATATTCTGACAGTAACAGGTATTACAAGTGGCGCAATAGCACAAGGTCAAACGCTTAAAGGTACTAACATTACAGCAGGCACTAAGATAGTTCAATTCTTAACAGGTGCAGGTGGTAACGTAAATGAAATCGGTACATACGAATTAAACATTACTTATGATTCACCAGTAGCTTCACAATCAATTACAGCGTATTACCAGAAGCCTTTATACATTGACCAAGCATACGTAAGGGTAAACACTCAAAGTAACGGCCAACCTGTTTTAAATGGTGGTTTAGATTATCAAGTAAGTATATTAGCTTTAGAAAATTACAATCAAATTGGCTTAAAGACACTTAATGGCCCTTGGCCTAAAGCACTTTATTACAATCCTAATGCTGTAACAGGTAATGTATTTGTATGGCCAAACCCTGCTCAAGGTGAAATGCACATATTCTCAAGTACAATCTTTAGTAACTATACTAATTTGTATGATGAGATTGCTTTGCCACAAGGTTACTCAATGGCATTAAGATGGAATCTAGCAGAACGATTAATGCCTATGTATGGCAAAGCATCTCAAATACAAATAGGCATGATTAATCAATATGCACAAGAATCTAAATCTACAATCAAACGTAATAATATGAAGCCTATTGCTTCTGCTAGTTATCCTAGCTCAATGCTAGTCAGTAGAGCTAAAGATGCAGGGTGGATTTTGAGTGGGGGCTTCTTCAGTTGACATATTCCGCTAATTTATGTATAATGATGTTTCATTCAACTATTAAGGAAATATCATGTTTACAAAAGAAGAAGCGATTGCAAGGAAAAAAGCTAGAGATAAAGCAGTTTATGCAAGAAAAGTAGGAAGGCCTGTAGGAAAATATGCAAATACTCCTGAAACATTATGGAGTAAAGTAGATAAACGTGGAGAAAATGATTGTTGGAATTGGTTGAAATATATCAATCAAGATGGTTATGGAAGAACATGGATAAATGACAAAGGTTATTATGCACACCGAGTTATTTATAATTTAGTTTATCCAAATACCATTACGTTAAATGCGCCAAAATCAAGTGATGACATAGGTTTTTTGCTTCATACTTGTGATAATCCTAAATGTTGCAATCCTAAACATTTATTTATCGGAACGCATATGGATAATATGTTGGATAAAGTTGCTAAAAATAGACAAAAAAGATTTCCAACTGATACAGGTCCTAGATGTAAGTTATCAATGTCACAAGCACGTGAAGCTCGTGCATTAAAAAAAACAGGAATGACAATTTCTCAATTAATGCAAAAATTTAATTTAAGTAGAGCAAGTATGAAAACTTTAATACGTGGTGATTCTTATAAGGAAAGTGATTAAATGGCTGATTTTGGATTTGTAGGACCAAGTTATGAAGCACCTAGTATCTATCAAGATGCTCAGGAGTGTATTAACTGGCGCCCTGAAATTGATCCATTAAAATCACCTGCTAGTGCTACTTCAGCAGCAAGCAGAGGTATTGTAGCTTTATACCCAACACCAGGATTAACTTCACAAATTGTATTACAGAATAAAGCTGAAGTTAGAGGTTTAAGAACAGTATCAGGTGGCACTTATTTAGTAGCAGTATGTGGTCAATATGTTTATGTAATGACTTCAAACTTTGTGCCTACGTTAGTTGGTACGTTAAATAGCAGTACAGGTATTGTAGGTATTTCAGATAATGGATTAAATGTTTATATAGTTGATGGGTCTTACAGATATACATGGCGCATATCAAATCCTTCTAGTGCTCTATTTATAGGCTCAATTACAGGGACTACTTTAACAGTTACTTTATTAAAAAGTGGCAGTATAGGTATTAATCAAAGTTTATTTGGCGTAGGTTTAACTGCTGAAACTGTTATTACAGCTTTAGGTACAGGTACAGGTGGTGTTGGTACTTATACAGTCAATATATCTCAAACAGAGCCGTCAGAAGTAATGAATAGTGCTGCTGTAGCTGCAACGCTAACAGGTTCAATTTCAGGCACTACACTTACAGTAACAGCAGTAACAGGTACTTTATATACTGGACAGACTATACAAGGTGTTGGTGTAACGGCAGGNACGATTATTACTACATTAGGTAGTGGCACAGTTCTTAGTCAAACAATTACTGCTGGTGGCACAGGTTATGCAGTCAATGATGTTATTACAGTATTGGGTGGTATTTACGGCACAACACCTGCTACTTATGTAGTAAGCACAGTATCAGCAGGAGTAGTAACAGGTTTAACTCAAACTAATGCAGGTGCTTATACTTCATTACCTACTAACCCTGTTTCAACTTCATGTAGTGGTGCTGGCACAGGTCTTACTTTAACGCTTACTTTTGGTACAGGGTCAGGTGGTACAGGTAATTATGTAGTAAGTGCTTCACAAACTGTAAGCTCTGAGAGTTTATACGCACTTAACTTTAGCGTATTACCTAGTACAGATGGTGCGTTTAGCGGTGCTACTTCAGTAGATATTGTTGATAACTATTTTGTTTATAATAAACCTGGTACTCAACAATGGGGAGCCACTAGCCCTTTATCACCTATTAGCCCTGCATTAAGTTTTTCATCTAAAGATGGCGCACCTGATAATCTTGTTTCACTTATTGTAGATCATAGAGAAGTTTATTTATTAGGTGAGGCTTCGTCAGAAGTTTGGGTAGATGTAGGTACATTCCCTTTTGCGTTTCAACGCATACCTGGTACTTCTACTCAACATGGTATTGCTGCTAAGTTCTCATTAGCTCGTTTAGGTAACTCTTTTGCTTACTTATCACGTAATAATCGTGGGCAGTCTGAAATTATGCAAATGAATGGTTATATACCTCAACGCATATCAACTCATGCTGTAGAAAATACTTTAGTTAATCAATACGTAGATGATGCAATTGCTTGGACATATCAGCTTGAGGGTCATGAGTGCTATGTAATAAGTTTTCCTACAATTGATATTACTTGGGTATATGATATTACAACAGGTATGTGGCATAAATGGTTAGCGACTAATATAACTACAGGTCAATATACACGACATACAGGTAATTGTAGTGCGGTGTTTCAAGGTAAAGTATTAGTAGGCGATATTGATGACGGCAATATTTATACATTAGACCCTGATAATTATACTGATGATGGTGTAGAAATAAGAAGATTAAGAAGATGCCCACATTTAGTTACAGACTTACAACGTCAATACTTTGATGAATTACAAATACAGTTTCAACCTGGTGTTGGTAACTCTACAGACCCAGGCTTTAGCCCACAAGCTATGCTTAGATGGTCTAATGATGGTGGTAGTACATGGTCAAACGAACATTGGACAACAATCGGTCAAATAGGTGCTTATAAGAACAGAGCTATATGGCGCAGACTAGGTTGGGCACGAGATAGAGTATTTGAAGTAGTGGTAACTGACCCAGTTAAAGCAGTTATTATTTCAGCTAATCTTAAGGCTTCAGAGGGCGAATCATAATGGCTAATGGAATTTACGGAACAAGTCAGACTAATCCTTACCCACAAACTGAGTTTTTAGATACTCAGACTAAAAGGCCTTCTCGTGCTTGGCAACAGTTTTTACTTAACTTGTTAAACTTTACAAGCGCACCTACAGCAACAACAGGTACAGCTAATCTACCTGCAAAACCTGTAGGCTTTATTAATATATCAGTAGCAGGTAAACCTTATAAGGTGCCGTACTATAATCAATGATTAATAGAGCTATTACTTTAATTTATAATTCTGTTAAAGATAGAGTAGATTTAACATTAGAGCAATTTGCTGAAGCATTAAAAGATTGGACCTTTGTAGAGTTAGAGCATGACGGCAAGTTATATGGTGTAGTAATGATAAAAGATAACGAGCTTCATGTTAGCTTTGATGGTGTACCTAAGTTTAGTATTAGAAAACACATTAAAGAAACGATAGGCAAAGTAATAGAAAAGTACGGCTATGCAGTAACAGTAGTTACTAAAGGTAATGAAAAAGGGTTAAACTTTTGCAAACGCTTTGGTTTTGTTGTAGTAAATGAAGATCAGAGTAATATATACATGAAATGTGATAGGTGCCACTATGTTTAATAATAAATTTAATAGAGTATGTCCACACCCAGGCTATAACGATCCAGTATCGGCTGCTTTAAGTGTAGGCGGAAGTTTGCTAAGTGGTGCGATAAGCGGTAATGCTGCTCAAGATGCTGCTAACACTCAAGCTCAAGCAGGTGCGGCAGCACAACAACAATTATTAGGGATTGGTAAAAATGTTTCGGGTATGTACACCCCATATCAACAGACTGGGCAATTAGGATTAAACAATCTTAATCAAATGGCTAATTCTGGTTACTTAACTAATCAATTTAACAATCAAGATTTAAATGCAAATATGGCACCTAATTATGCGTTTCAGTTAGGGCAAGGTCAGCAGACTAATTTAGCTGGTGCTAATGCAACTGGTGGTTTAGTAGGCGGTAATGCTATGAAAGGCTTACAAGACTATACTCAAAATTATGCAGGTAATGCTTATCAAAACGCATTTAATAATTATCAAGCACAAAGAACTAATCTCTATAATCAAAATGCAGGATTAGCAGGTATTGGTCAAAATGCAGTAACAGGTTCAGCTAATGCTCAATTAGGTGTAGGCACACAAATATCTAATATTACTCAAGGTATTGGTAATGCTCAAGCAGCAGGTCAAATTGGGCAAGCTAATGCGTATAGTGGTGCTTTAAGTAATGCAGGAAATACAGCAGCGTTATATGGAATATTAGGTAATCAAGCTAATGCTGTTACTAATAATGCTAGTCTTTCTGGTGGATATAGTTCTGTACCAGGTAGCTCAGGCGTAAGTATGTTTACAAGTTAAGGATATAATCATGGCAGGCTTAGACTCAAGCATATATGGCAACTTAAAACCACCAGCTCAAATGTCGCTAGGCGATATTATGGGACTTGCTCGTGGCGCACAAGCCTATCAACAAGCTAATATTATTAATCCATTAGCTGCTAGGCAACAAGAAGCTGAAACTAATGTATCAGAGCAAACAGCACCATCTAAAATATCTGGTGCAAAATCTACAGCTTCTAAATTAGAAATAGAAGCTAAACAAGCTGGAATTGATTTTCAACAACACGTTTCAAATGTTGCAAGAAGTCTTATGGGTGGGTTTGTTACTGATCCTGATTTTGTTAATGGCAACTCAGATAATATGATAACTAAACTTGAAGGTGCTAAAGCATACGCTAAAGATGTTTTAGGTTTGCATGATGAAATTTTAGCGCCTGCTAATGATTTAATTCAAATGGCAAAAGATAATCCTAAACAGGCTTATCAAGCTATTAAAAATGGGGTTACAGCATCACAAGCAGCAAGTACACAACAAAGTCTTATTACACCTCAAGGTTCAAATAATATTTATGGTCAAGCTATAGGAGTTAATCCTGCTACTGGTGAAATGGGTACTCTTGGCGGTGGCAATCCTGCTGTTAATCCTAAAAATACATTAGGTACTTACTCTACAGATGTTTATGGTAATAAAGTATTTATACCTAACACACCTCAAGGTGGAGTTGGTACACCTCAAGTTCCTGGTTCAGCACCACAAGCAAATCAACCAACACCACAAATGGCAATACCACCAGGTGAAACGCCAGCATCAATGGCTTTTGTAACTGATTTACGTAACAATGCTAATAAAGCAGCAGGTACTGTACGAGTGCAACAAGATAGCGCAAATCAAATTATTAAATTAGCTGATGAAACAAATACTGGTGTTGGCGCACAAATAATGAAAAATCTTGGTGGTGGCTTTGCTGGCTTACCTTGGACTTCTGATAATGCTGCTAACTTTGATAAGCTAGGTCATTATATTGCTCAAAACTCTATTATATTAGCTGGTCAAGCAGGACTAGGTACTGATTCTGGCCGTGATTTACAATCTCAAGCCTCAGGTAGTACAACATTTACTAAAGATGGCTTGAAAGCGGTAGCAAGAACTAATAGAGCATTATCTAGCGGTGTTGATTTATTTAATCGTGGTGTAGAAAATGCTGTACAAAGAACAGGTAATCCATTCGCTGCTCGTGATTTTCAAAATCAATGGTCTACAACTGCTGATGTTAATTCATTAAGACTGTATGATGCACTTAATAACCATGATAACGCTGCTATTAGAGATGTTGTTAAGAGTGTAGGCGGTACTAAATCACAAGGCTATAAAGATTTAACTGCTCGTATGGCAAAAATGAAACAATTAATACAAGGTCAATAATATGGACGATCTACAGAATTTAGGTATTGATAGTGTTGATAGTCAGGTTAATAGTGCTTTAGGTTATAGCCCTAAATCAAGTCAATCTGCTTCACCTAAATATTCTGACTTTGATGTTAATAAAACTTACGGCACACCTGCTAGATTATTAGACAATCTTAATCAAACAGAAAGCTCTGGCAATCCTTATGCAGTAAACAAAGATTCTAAAGCATTAGGTGGCTATCAATTCTTACCTGAAACAGTTTCAGAATTGCATAAAAATGGTGCTAAATTTAATGTTTTTGATGAGAAAGAATCAAGAGCTGCTGCTGATTATCAAATACAAAAATATGTTCAACAAAATAATGGCGATTATACAAAAGCTATTGCTCAATATGGTGGCTTTAAAAAAGCTGACCCTACACAATATTTAGCTAAAGTAATGAATGGTGTTGATTTAGGCAAACAACAAATACAACAGCCACAACAAACTCAAATGCAACAAGTATCATCTAATGATCCATTAAGTAATCTATCAGGTGGTAGTATAGATTTAGCGGTACAAGGTGCTTTAAAAGAAAATAAAGTTGCGCCACAGCCTGCTAAAGTTATTAACCCTAACGCTGATATACCTACTGATGTTGGCGTAGCTCCTACAGCAGTTCCTGTACAGCCTACAGCACCATTACCAGCATATAAACTTGCATTAAAAAATATTAATGTAGGCAATAAAGACAGTATAGAAAATAAATACGTTACCCCTGCTATTGAAGCAGGATTAGCATTAGCTACAGGTGCGACTACAGGTTTATTAAGTGGGATTATTTCTACGCTAACACCTGCTTCTAAACAATATATTGATGCAGAACGTAAAGCATGGCAAGCACAAAACCCTGATTTACCTTATAACAGATTTGAACAAGCATTTATTAAAGGTGTGCAAGCAGGTACTTTGCAACCTAAAACTGAGGGTGGTAAACAAGCTATATCTGCTGTTAGTGATGTTTTATCATCATTACCACCTACATTACCTGGTGAGTTAGGTGCTTTATCTGCTGAAAGAGAAGCTGGGATTATTAAACCAGGTCTTAAAGCTGAAGCACCTATTGCAACTGAAATAACACCTACAGCAGCTAGAGCAGCTCAAGCAGTATCTACTGACACACCTACTTATTTGCGTAAACAATTTGCTGAAAAGCAAGCAAGAGAACAACCAGTACAAGCCCCTGTTGAAACTGCACCTCAAGTAGCAGCAGAAAATATTGCACCATCAAATATTGCTAAAGTACATAATCCAGACGAAAATTATCAAAGTCATGAATATACAGAGCAAGGTTTACCGCCTGAAGAAGTGCAAGCTCGTATGGAATTGGCTGACAGAACAGCACCTGGATTAAAATCTGATAAAAATGTGTTTGAAGGCAGAGGCAGACAACGAGCTGATGATTATGCTTTGTCTTTAACTAACTCACCTGAAGGCCATTTAATGGCAGATCAACTTGCTAGAGAAAAACAAGCTCAAGTAGATTATGGCAATAAATTAATAGATCAAACTGGTGGTACTAGAGGCTTAGACGAATCAAATAATTATAAACGTGGTGAAACAGTTATTAAGCCATTAGAAGATTTAAGTAATGAGTTTGATAGACAAATTAAAGAGCTATATACAAAGAGAGATGAACAAGCCTCTAATATACCTGTTGTAGCCAATAAAGTTAAAGATATACTTAATACAGAATCAGAAGTACAAGGGCATGAAGCTACTGTAAATCTTGCTCATGGTGCTAATGCAAGGTTACGTGAATTAGGTATGATGGATAAAGACGGCAATATGCTTCCATCTACTGCTTTACAGTCTGAGAAGTTTCGTCAATATTTAAACAGAAAATGGACTTCTCAAAATGCACCATTAAATGCTATGTTAAAAAATGCTATTGATAATGATGTATTTGAAAATGCTGGTGAGGTTATTCATAAAGATGCACGAGCATTAGTTGAAGCTAGAAAAAATACTTTAGAAAATCCTAAAGGGATTGCGAGTATATTAGATTCTTCAGGTCCTAGTGGCATTAATCGTAAAGTAGCTACAGAAAAAATTGCAGATACTATTACTAATATGCCTGTAGATCAGTTTGAGCATATTATTAAAACTTTAGATTCAGTACCTGATTCATTAAAAACTAAAGCTCAAGCAGCAAAATCTGAAATAAAAGCACATTTTTTAAATAAAGCTGAAGCTGAGTTTAATAAAGGCGCTAATACAGGCACTAAATATTTAAACTCTAATAGAGAAGTATTTAATAGATTATTTACACCTAAAGAATTATCTGCAATAAATGATAGAAACGCTATGGCTCATTTATATAAAACAGATACAGGCTATAAAGGCTCTGGTGTACAAACTCATAATTTAGCTAAACGTGGTATAGGTAGAGCTATATTTGAGCAAACTATTCAAAAAGGTGGTGCTTTAGCTGCTGAAGCAACAACTGGTGGTGCTAGTGGTGGCATGGCAGGTTTAGGTACACATCATGCACTTAGTTCTTATTTTGAAAAAGGTGCAGCAAAAAGAGAATTAAAAGCTCAAGTAAAGTCAGCTAGACAAAAAGAATCAGGATTTACAAGTCTTTCTGATATAACTAAAAAAAGTAATAAGAACGAAAATGATGTTACAAACTTTAAAGCGAAATAGGAAAATAATATGAGTGTAAATCTATCCCCCATAGGTAATGGAATTAACTTCCTAACCAATACTGGTCTGCCTCTTGCTGGTGGTAAGCTCTACACTTATCAAGCAGGGTCTAGTACACCTCTAGCTACTTATACGACTAATAACGGCACAATAGCTAACTCTAACCCTATTGTATTAGGTACAGATGGTAGATTGCCTAATGAGCTTTGGCTAACGTATGGTTACTATTATAAATTCGTATTACAAGATGCTGTAGGTTCAACGATTGCTACTTACGATAACTTATACGGCATATTAGGCACAATACCTGCAACAACACCTACATTACCTACGGGCTGTATTGTTTTATGGTCAGGTGCAATTGGTGCAATACCTAGTGGCTTTTATTTATGTAATGGTGCTAATGGCACACCTGATTTACGTGATCGTTTTATTGTAGGTGCAGGTTCTAGTTACTCCGTAGCGCAAACAGGTGGTAGTGCTGATTCAATTGTAGTTAGTCATAATCATACGGCTACATCAACTTCAACTGTTACAGATCCTGGGCATATTCACGGCGGCAATGTTGTTGTTGGAGGAGCATCATTTCTATATAACGGAAGTGGTAGTCAAAGTTATTCAACAGTTCCATCTGCTGTTACAGGTATTACAGTAGCTACATCTACAACAAACGTAGCAGCAGGTACTTCAGGTACTGGTGCTAATAACCCACTTTACTACGCACTTGCGTACATTATGGCTGCATAACATGGACAATCAATCAATACTAAATCTTTTATTTTCATCTACTGGCTTAGTATTAGGTTGGTTTTTAAGAGAATTGTGGGCTGCCGTGAAAGAATTAAAAGCTGATCTTGCTAAACTACGTGAAGAATTACCTAAAGAATATGTTTCTAAAGATGATTATCGTCAAGATGTACGAGAGTTAAAAGAAATGATAAGTAAACTTTTTGATATTCTTGAAAAACGTAGATAAAAGTTATGAGTAGATTAAAAATAGCTTATAACTTTTTTCTTGATAGACTTGCAGAGCCTACTACATGGCAAGGTGCAGGTTTTTTAATTGCGTTATTTACTGCTAAGTTTAATAATTTAGATTGGGGTCAAGGTGCAGCTTTAGGTGGTACTTTATCTGCTTTCATTAAGACAATGACAAAGGGTTAATATGCCATTCTTACTTATGTATTGGAAGCAATTAGCTATTATTGGTGCAATTGTTATTATTTTGCCTGTAACATTCTATAAGGGTTATGAATCAGGCAAAGCTCATGTGCAAGCAGAGTGGAATCAACAACAAGTATTAGATTTACAAGCTGTAGCAATTGCTGACAACAAAACAGCTACTCAAGTTATTAAAGCGCAAAAGGTAACTCAAAATGAAAATGTCAAACTTAAACAAAGCAGTAGTCAATATAATGATTATTATAGCTATCATACTATTGCTGGCACTTCTTACGGGATGTTCAAGTCAGTTACAGAAACCAGTAGTAGCGAAGTGTCCACCATTCCCAGTTCTACCGAACAGCCTAACAACGAAACCGCCAACGCAGTATCTCGTTCCGACTACGAAAAACTAGCTAACGATTGTTTGGCTACTACGTTACAACTTGATAATGCTCAAGAATGGGCTGCCGAACAGGTTAAAGTAGATGCTGAATAACTTTGAAAAGTCATTACAGTATGTTTTACAGAGTGAAGGGCTTTTTTCTGATAATCCTAATGATGCTGGTGGTGCTACAATGAAAGGCATCACATTAGACACATATAGATTGTTTAAGAAGAACACACATTTAACGCCTAACGACTTAAAAAATATTTCTGATGCTGACATATCAACCATCTATTTAAATCAGTACTGGAACGCTTGCCGTTGCTCTGAATTGCCTAATGGCATAGATTATTGTGCATTTGATTTTGCGGTTAATGCAGGATATGGAAAAGCTATCAAAACATTACAAAAAACAGTAGGTGCAGATGCAGATGGCGATTTAGGGTCAATTACTATGGCTTTAATTCGTCAAACCAACATAAATTTGTTGATAAAAGACTTTAGCGTTCAAAAAGCAATCTTTTATAATAATCTAGCTACTGCTAAACCATCACAACAAGTATTTTTAGCAGGTTGGTTAAATCGCATAGAGCAAGTTAAAAACAATGCTATAAAATTTATATTATCGTAGCTCTATTACACTTTCTGATTCTTGCTTAGTTAATCTTTTTCTATGTAGCATTAATAGTTTAGCAATCGCAAACAGTACAGCATAATCATCTTCATCAAGCACTTCAGGAAAAGTAATACCAACACTCCAGCAATCTTCTATTAAGTGCTGAAGCTCGTTAGCATCACTCATTTTTTAGGCAACTGTAATAACTCTCGTAACTCTGCCATTTCTTCTTTAGTCAGCATCATTTTGGCATTTTCACTTTTTTAATGCCAGCAGCGTTACGTAGATCATGGCTGTGTAAACGTTTACCCACAGACTTAGGCACTTCTTTAGCTTTCTCAGCTACTTTAGCAGCTTCTTTTCTACCTACAATCTTTAAGTTTGATAACTCAAAATCATGTTTAGCGTGTTTAGCTGCTTTGCCTTCTCGCTTTTTAAGTTGTTCGTGACTCCACGCTTTACTTGGTGCAACAACAACCTTGTTTGACTTTTCCTTAATTGCAGGTACCAACACACTTAACTTTGTTTTATTCTTAGCCATGATTAGCTCCTATTTACTTAGTAGAATAACAATAATAACAATTAATAAAAAATATAACATTTTTATGCTCCAATATTATGTCGTTTTTCAACTTCTCTAACAAATTCTACGGCTGTACCACCATGCACCATTGCTATGGTCATCCATATTTCTGTAATTTCAGCTTCAGTTAAAGGCATACGATTGCGTAATATTTCAGAATTTAAATCTTTATGGTTGCATGGCATCACCACTCTCCTGTTTTAATACATCTTCATCATCAACAACTACTTCTTCTTTAGGCTTACGAAAGATAGCATCAAAGTTATCTGCATACGTTTTGCTAGGCTTAGTCTGCATTAGATCGCCTGTGATTAAATTATGTTTATTCATGTGTTCTTCTCCTTTAATGACATGATAGGTACGTTATCCATTAAAAACTTAGCGTAACAAAAACATGATAGGTACGTTATCCATTAAAAACTTAGCGTAACAAAATGGGCATATTGGGCTACCTTTAATTACTGGCGCATAAAATGATTCACTCGGACTGTATTCAGCTTCTTGTGTGCATTTAGGGCAGACATAAGTTCTTGGTATGTAATAACTCACGTGTTCTTCTCCTTTAACTTAGCTTCAATGGCACGAGCAAAATCAATCGCATCAGGTGCAAAACCCGCCCAAGTATACGATATGTCATCATCACTCAAACTCTG